ACCGGATCATTCGTGGCCGAAATCAAATAATTTCTTAATTCGTAAAATTCGCATAATTCGTAATCTTTAATTTCTCATTTTCATAATTTTCAATTATTAATTAAAAAAAAATACAACCCCATGAAATTCTACTTAAACACCACTCCAAAAACACCAGTATGGGTGTTAGGAACAAACACTGCTATACCGGCAGGAAGTTGCATGCTCGAAGAAGTTGCTGAAGGCATAATTATCACCAAGCTAAATGGTGTCAAACTTTATCAGGGGCCCGTATCCGCACTTACCAATAAATCAGGTACGCCATACACATCGGTAGCTGACTTGCTCGATAAATGTTCAGATTTTTTCGTTAATGCCGCCCAGCTTCTCGAAGTTAGGGTGGCTTACTTAGAAAACAAGCAAAACACAATTATTGCCGAATCCACCCACGCTTACGGCGTATTAATCGACAACCGCTTTTCATCGCCAAATGTAACCCGGATAGGCAATTTGGAGCTGCACAAAATACTACCCGTTCAATCGTTAATGAAAGGGTGTTTGTTGCTCGATAATGGCACGGTGAATTACTACCTCAACCCTACCAACTGGACACAAAAAGCCGATTTGTCAGCTTCGAACCTTACAGGTGCAGATGGGCAGGTGATGGTGGAAATTCCCGATTATTATGTGAAGTACGAAACAGTAGACCAAAACCAAATAAAGGTACTTATTTCGCTGGTAAATATTGCAGGTTATACGCTTAAACCAAAACGCTATGTTTCGGCTTATAAAGCAAGTTTGCAACGCTCGAACTCGAAACTTAGCTCTGTAATTAATCTTACAACCGATTTTAGAGGTGCTGACAATAACGCAACCAACGATGCAAATTCAAAAAGTTATCTCGGCAAACCAGTTACAGGTCAAAACCTGACTAATTTCAGAACCTTTGCCCGCAATCGTGCAGCAGGTGCGCGCTGGAACTGCATGACGTATGACATTCGTAAATCGCTATATTGGTTATTTGTGATTGAATACGCCAACCTCAACAGTCAGGCGGCAGTAGTTGGCCGCAATACCGTAACCGGATATATGGATGGCGGGCTTGGCAATGGTATGACGAACGCGAGCGGTACGGAATGGGGCGCATTTAATGGATACAATCCATTTGTGCCTTGCGGAGCTTCAAACTCGCTCGGCAATGGTAGTGGCGAAGTTAATTATGTGGCTGCTGATTTTGGCGGTGCTGGTGTTAATCGCACACTTGCAATCCCTCGCTATCGTGGTGTGGAAAGTCCTTTTGGCGATATTTGGGAGTGGACGGACGGTATTTTAATAGACGTAAAAACAGATGCTTCCGGTGGCACCTCAACGCTATACACAAGCAATACGCCCGCTAATTTTAGCAGTGTAAGTTTTGCCGCTTATATTATGCGCGGCTTATTACCTCGTACCGAAGGATATGTGCGCAATATTATATTTGGAGCCGATGGCGACATTATGCCGCTAAGTGTAGTAGGCGGTGGAAGTACGACCTATTACTGTGATAATTTTTGGCGCGACATTAATTCAAACGCTATCAGGGGCGTTGTCTTCGGTGGCCTTGCGACTGACGGCTCGGGTGCGGGTCTCGTGCTTGCGTATTCGGCTTACGCGCCCTCGTATGCGAATACGACTTTCGGTTCGCGGCTTTGCTTTGTATAATTAAAATAATAAATTAAAATATAGACGATGGAAGATGATGGAAGTTTAGCCTGTTTGGGTATTGATGTGGCTGCCGAAACGCGGCAATTTAATTGCGATGTGATTACACAGCAAAAACTCACGAATACGGAATTTTATGTAATTGATTTTATTGACAACGTAAAAACCAAACATGGCGATGATCGGATGATTGTAAAAATAAAAACAAAGCTGGAGCAAAGCGATGCCGATGCTAAAAAGTTTTTCACAAACTCGAACGACATTAAACTGGTACTTACAAAGGTAAAGCAGATGAATAAGTTACCCCGCAAAGTAACAATGCGTGCCCTTGGAAATAAATATTTTTTGGAATAAAAAATAGGTTGCTTGTTTAGGAGAGGCGTTATCTTCAGTGGCAATGCGAATGACAGCTCGAATGCAGGTCTCGTGAATGCGAATACGAATAACACGCCCTCGAATGCGAATACGAATATCAGTTCGCAGCTATGCTTTTAAAACAACAGAAACAAGAGCCTTGCCCCTTGGCAAAAAATTACTTTTTTAAAAAACGGTGTTGGTAGGCTGTAAAGCCGAAAACTCTGTAAACAAAGCAAAATGAAACGATTTGGAAACCTTTTTGAAAAAATTATAAGTATTGAAAATTTGGAGCTAGCGGATGCTAAAGCCCGGCGGGGCAAAAGTAAAAGTTATGGAGTAATAAAACACGACTTAAACCGCGAAGCAAATATTCTGAAATTGCACGAAGTATTAAAATCGGAAACGTTCCGATGTTCTGATTATCGGATATTTACGATTTACGAACCAAAGGAGCGCGAAATATACCAATTGCCTTATTACCCTGACAGGATAGTGCATCATGCATTGATGAACGTTTTAGAACCTATTTGGTGCAATATATTCACCGCCGATACATTTAGTTGTATAAAAGGACGTGGAATACATGGAGCAATGAAACGAATGATTGAAGTATTAAAAGATGTTGATAATACAACATATTGTTTGAAAATAGATGTGCGAAAATATTATCCAAATATTGATCACAACATTTTGAAACAAATTATCGCTAAAAAGATAAAATGCAAACGCACACTTAAATTGCTCGATTGTATAATTGATAGCGCAGACGGCGTACCAATAGGAAACTATTTAAGTCAGTATTTTGCAAACTTGTATTTAGCTTACTTCGACCACTGGATTAAAGAAACGGTGCAAATAAAGCATTATTTACGCTATGCCGACGACATGGTATTTTTCGGAGCTACAAAAGCAGAATTGCAAGGATTATTGATACAAATAAATCACTATTTCAGTGAATTTTTAAATTTGGAAATTAAGCGTAATTACCAAATTTTCCCAACGGAAAAAAGAGGAGTTGATTTTGTGGGTTTTGTTTTTCGGCACACACATCACGCGATGCGTAAAAGCATAAAACAAAACTTTGCAAGGCGAATAAAACTACTCGACCGACAAAAAGAAATAACAGACGCGCAGTACAAACACAACCTTTGCGGGTGGCTTGGTTGGGCAAAATACAGTAATAGCAAACATTTTTTAAAACAAAATATAAAAATAGAATTATGAAAGCATCGTACAATGAACAGCCGCAGGCACTTGAACTTATGCCCGACGGGTATCATTTATTCCGGTTCGATATTGAACAGGTAATCAACGGCAAAAACACACAGTGGCAATGCCGCGAAGTACAAATATGTGGAGCTGTTACAAGCAACAAATTGACCGAAGCCGCCATCGCCGAAAAGTGGGGTAATGGCGTTGAAAACAAGTTGATAAATGATTACAACGAGTATAAGGCGGGGCTTGGTGTGGTGGAAAGCGAAACTAAATATTTGCAGTTTTTGGAGGCTCGCAAAGTTTTGAAAGAATATATTGCTGATATATGTTAGAAGCCCTCCGAACATGGAAGCTCCGAATATTCCCTGATTGGCTTTGGGATGTATTGGTTGGAGCTGGTTGTGGTATTGTTGGGCTATTAGGCTTAATTATACATGTAAGTTGGTTGGTGCTGGTAGTTCCGTTTGTAGTTACAGCCATTAATCAGGCTTACAATAAGGTTTTTGAGTGGAAAGATGCAGCACTTCGAATGATAGTGCCTGTGATTTTATTTATGATATTGATAATTTTGAAATGATAATTACTTAAAAAAGTACCCTAATGAACGACAAACTTGAGTATGTATTAGCCACCATTGCCATAGCATTTGGCAGCCAGTGGGCTATCCGCTTCTTTCGCAGCCGCCAAGCCGGAAAGAATGACGAGATTAAAAACCTTAACCTCATAATCGACCGAATGCGATTAGAGATTGACCGCTTGGAAATAAAAATTGACAAGATGCAATTGGAGTTCGACAACAAAGAAGCCGCTTATCACCTTGCGTACTCATGCCCAAACAATGTAACATGTCCGGTAATAAATAAACTCAAAAAAGAAAAACCCGATGGAAAAAATTAATTTCACCACACTATTTATGCGCGCACTAGCACCAACACCTAAGTTTTGGCAGCGCGTTCGCTCCGTAGCCGTAGCCGTAGGAGGTTCGGCAGTAGCAGTACTCACCGCCAACACAGCGCTCGATTTGGCATTGCCAGTTGTAGTTATCACCGCAGTTAAATACACCATTGCTATGTGTGTGGCAGTAGCCGGCACAGCGCAGTTTACAAAGGAGGACAAATAACATGGCACGCGTAGAACTATTAGCCCCGAAAATCCTCAAGTGGGAAGGCAAATTTGTAAACGACCCTGCCGACCTTGGTGGTGCAACCAATATGGGCGTTACCATTGGCACATGGCGCCAAGTGGGATATGATAAAGATGGCGATGGCGATATTGACGTTACCGATCTAAAATTACTCACCCGCGAAGATGTAGTGGCTCGCGTACTCAAACCCCACTATTGGGACCGTTGGCAAGCCGACCTTATCAACAACCAATCCATTGCCGATATATTGGTAGATTGGGTGTGGGGCAGTGGCTTCCATGGCATTACTCGCCCTCAGAAGCTACTCGGAGTTTCGCCCGATGGCAAAGTAGGAGCCAAAACCATAGCCGCCGTAAACGCAGCCGACCCCAAAGAACTCCATGCCGCTATATGGAGCGCACGCTACAACTTCCTCGAAGGAATCTGCAAAGCCCGCCCTGCTAACAAAAAGTTTTTTAGAGGGTGGGTTAATAGGTTGAATGATTTTAAATACAAAGAATAACGCACGAAGTGCAAATAACACGAAGTTAATAACTACTTAATAACCAAAAGATATGCAACCAATCAACCGC